GGGGCCACTTGTAACCGGATGGTGGTGGAACTCAGTCATCTTTTTAGGAGTAAAGACTGCAATATTTTCCAGATACTTTAAGGGTATTGCGGACAGCTTGGTGAATGGAATAATCAATCCAATAAAACAATTCTTCCCATCGTCGGAAGAACTTACCGAAGTTGTTGGACAACTGGACGGCATGGCAGAAACTGTGAAGAAGGTGGCCCTGTTACTCAATAATGTTTCTACAGAGTTGGGGCCACTTGTAACCGGATGGTGGTGGTTCTCCCCGATTGCGAAGATAGATACTGCAATAATTTCCGACTACTTTAAGGGTATTACGGACAGCTTGGTGAATGGAATAATCAATCCAATAAAACTCTTCCCATCGTCGGAAGAACTTACCGAAGTTGTTGGACAACTTTACGACATGACAGAAACTGTGGGGCAAGTTCCACCATTCTTGAGTGAATTGGCACCTGCTGTAAACGATGTATTTTGGACAATAATAGACAATCCTTTGTTGGAAGTAAAGACTGCAATAATTTCCGACTACTTTAATGGTATTGCGGACAGCTTGATGAATGGAATAATCAATCCAATAAAACTCTTCCCATCGTCGGAAGAACTTACCGAAGTTATTGGACAACTGGACGGCGTGGCAAAAACTGTGAAGCAAGTTCCACCATTCTTGAGTGGATTGGCACCTGCTGTAAACGATGTATTTTGGATAATAATAAGCAATCCTTTTTTGGGAGTAGATACTGCAATAATTTCCAGCTACTTTAAGGGTATTGCGGACAGCTTGGTGAATGGAATAATCAATCCAATAAAACTCTTCCCATCGTCGGAAGAACTTACCGAAGTTGTTAGACAACTGGACGGCATGACAGAAACTGTGAAAAAGGTGGCCCTGCTACTCAATAATGTTTCTACAGAGTTGGGGCCACTTGTAACCGGATGGTGGTGGAACTCAGTCATCTTTTTGGGAGTAAAGACTGCAATATTTTCCAGATACTTTAAGGGTATTGCGGCCAGCTTGGTGAATGGAATAATCAATCCAATAAAACAATTCTTCCCATCGTCGGAAGAACTTACCGAAGTTGTTGGACAACTGGACGGCATGGCAGAAACTGTGAAGAAGGTGGCCCTGCTACTCAATAATGTTTCTACAGAGTTGGGGCCACTTGTAACCGGATGGTGGTGGTTCTCCCCGATTGCGAAGATCGGAAGACAAACTGACAATTTCGCAGATTACTTCTCAGGAATAGCAAGCGCTTTGAACACTGGAATTTTAGAACCAATCAAGAAGCACCTTCCACCGTCTTCTGAAATTCAGGAAGCGGCTGCTAGAATCTCAGCCTTGGCCGAAGTAATGAGTGGCTTAAAGGATGCTCTGCAAATGTTGAGCGAAGTAATGCAAGACATTCGGGGCATGAGGATCGACGTTGAATTGTTGAAGACTTTGCCGTTGGCCGAACTTGCCGCTTTGGAAATGAACAACAAGATGACCGAAGCTGGGGGTGGAGCAGCCGCAGGTGGAAAGAGCGTAAATGCCGGTAGCCCAACTGAGCAAGTACAAGACGATAAGGTTGCTCGCAAAGAACAAGAAGCGGCAACATCTTTGTCTAAAGACATGGACCAGTTCATGATAACGGCCATTACTCCGGGCAATGGTTTGTATGTAACTGACTTAATGCTAATTGATACAATCAAAAAGTTATTCAAACAAGAAACCCCGACAGAAGTAGTTGCAAAAGTAGAACAACCGAAGACAGATATCTCTACAGACCCAACTGCGGCTGTAGCAGGAACGATTCCTGCAAACGTAGCGAATCCAACTGTAACTCCTAGAGTTGGCGTCTCTACAGACCCAACTGCGGCTGTAGCAGGAACGATTCCTGCAAACGTAGCGAATCCAACTGTAACTCCTAGAGTTGGCGGCGATCCATTGTCTGAGGCCAGAAGACAAGCATTGCAGCCTGCTATGACTAGGGACCAAATACAGCCTGCTATGACTAGGGACCAAATACAGCCTGCTATGTCTACTGTCCAGAGAGGACAACAAACATTGCAGCAAGCTCAATCGCAACCAAATAGAGGAGATAGAATCCGTCAGGCGCTACAAAGTCGTCCTACGACCAATGAGTATTTGGAACGTGGGGGCAGAAACGCTTCTCGCCGTGAAGCAGAAAGAAGTGCTGAAAGAGACTCAATTAGATCGGCAGAGCAGAGAATAGAACAAGAACATCAGAGGAGTAACCCTACAGTTCGGGCAGAACAACCAGCGACAGCTACCAACCCACAAGTTGCTGTACATCCGCCAACAGCAGATGTGCATCAGCAAGTAAGGCAGAATGCCGCATCGTCCGAACCAGCAGCGTCTCAAATTTCTTCGCCAGAATTGTCTGAATTGGCACAAGCGGCATCAACAGAAAACGATTTGCAAGAACAAATGGTTTCTTTGTTGGAGCAAATTCTCAAGATATTTAAGGGCGGCGAAAGTTCAAAAGCAGGAAGCAGCGAAGCGAATGTGGGTGATACTGCCGCTAACAAAGTTGGTCAAAAGCCAACCAATTATTACCGATGGGCTGCTGGAAAGCACTTCCAGTCTTCCGGCAAACAGATTTTGAATATCGGTTCTCAAATAGTATAAGAGGTTAAATGAAAGCTACATTACCAGATGGTTCGCTTAGAAACATTGAAGATTGTTACATTGATATACCAGAATTAAGTGACAAAATTGTTATGAGAATATTGCCAGATATTTCTGATTCAAAAAGTGCCAATTATGCTGATGAGTCAGCAATTGGCAGATCATTTCCAATTAAGAATTATGCATACTCCGAGAATAGAACAATTTCTTGGACAATTCACCTAATGGTTTGCAAAGAGGGCGATCAAGAAGACATATTGAGAAAAATAAAGTTGTTAGAAGCCTGTGTTTATCCTAGCAGTAAAGAACAGCCTTATGCACCGCCCCCTATTTGCAAAATAAAGTGTGGTCGATTATTGGCAGTAGATGAATTGTGTTGTGTACTGAAAAGTTACTCTATTAAATTCCCAACTGATGTGGCTTGGGATGATATAGGATATGTTCCTTATAAATTAGACATAGATTTAAGTTTTGAGGTAGTATATGACAGTTCAAATCTACCTTATGCCGAAGAAATTCAATTTCTAGGAACAAGTATTTAAGGAGAAAATATGGCGAATTACATAGAAACAACAAAAATTCAGGCTAGAAAGTTTGTCAATGTATCAAGTCGTTATGCTCAATCTCCGGTAGTTTACTATACGGAGAAAAAGAAGCTAACGTACCCATTGTATAGAAAGCAAAAAATAGAACCGAGTAAAAAAGATAAGTTCACCATAATCACAAAAGGCTATGAATATAGACCAGATTTAGTTTCAAATGAATTTTATGGTGTGACAGACTTTTGGTGGAAAATAATGGAAGCCAATAACATTAAAGACATTTATGATTTTAAAAGTGGTCTTAGTATAAAAATACCCGGAGCTTTTTTCTAAAGAGGAATAATGGCTTGTGAAAATGAATGTATATCCACATATTCTTGTGGCCCACCAAATGAACCAATAGATGGTGCTGTTTTCGCCCCGTTTGTGGAGTTGAGCATACGGGGAGGCTCATTTTACACAGTAGGCAATGAATCTTCGCCAAACAACCCGCACAAAACTGTAATTAAATCGTTTCAATATGGGTTTGGTGTGGCCAGTTCAGGTGTTGGTGCGAAGATAGAATTAGTTTCTGAGGGTGGAAATGCGTACATTGAGTTTGCAAAAGCAGTAAACAAAACAATCAATCGTGCAACAGAAGATACAGATTTAACTTATTTTACATATGGATGGATTATCAAAAAGTGTGATGGCAGTATAGAAAAGAAATCTAGTCCGGCAATTCACATTATGATTAAAACAATGCAAACAAACTATGAAGTAGGCACTGTTAAAATCAGTCTTGAATGCGTTGACTTAATGAGTCGTCACTTTGAAAGAAAAATAGAAGCCAATTTTGGAGCAGACGACAACAAGATCCCTCTAAAAGATGCAATAGACTCTGTATTTGGAAAAAACGATCCAGTAATGGAGGTAAGATACGAACCAGCAGGAGAATTTGGTTGGAAAGCGACGGGTGACGAAGAAGGGCCAAGAGCAAAATGGACCGGCGATCAACAAAATGGTTTATCTGTAATTAGAAGGTGGCTCGGTAGCGCTGGCCTCACAATCAATGATAAAGGAACTATCATTCAATATGATCCAGAAGAATCAGACCTTGTAATTACAGAAGACCCAAAACCCGGAAGAAACGAAGATCCCCCTTGTTGTAAACGTTGGATAGGGACATATGTTGTAAACGGAGGAAATTGTAGTGAAGTTATAAGTTTTACGCCAACTGTAGATTGGATTTTGTTTAACAACAATGCTGGTGGTACTGCGATGGGTGGAGATTCGGCTATTGGAGACGAGAAGGCTGATCCAGACATTGACGTAGAAAATGCCGGTCCTCAAGATAATCAAACTATTCAGCATAATGATAGAGATTGGGGCAGTCCAAATAATTCGGCTAGAAGAAACCAAGAAACGACTGCTGCTCAAACTCGTGCAAATAAAGATTATGAAATTAAACCCGGATTAGAAGCTGAATTGAAAATTCTTGGCGACCCAAGCCGAGAATTTGCAAATCCAGTTCTTTTAGCTGGTGCCACTATTTCTATAGTCATGATAAATCCATACACCATAGAAGGATGTACTTGGATTTCGGAGCCAAAATGCAATGAAGTTTTAAGCAATAAAAAATGGCTAATATTGGGAATAGATCATCAAATTGAAGCTGGAAAATACAATACGACAATAAAAGTGAAATTAGATACACCAAATGCAGACATTGACCAAGGTTCTACATTGGGTGGTGACGGATGTGGTACATTGGCATTTGATAATGATTCAGGCGAAGTACTGGAATCAATATAAACAAGGTGAATAATGTTAAATGAAATGCAACAAGAAATTGATTTGTTAAAAAGACAAATTACCACTCTTCAAAACAGATTAGGTAATGTGAATTATGAAATGCGTGGAGTTATGCGTGCTGAATTAGCACAACATAGCACTGTTGTTTCACAAGCCGAAACGCAATTTGGTTTATACACAGCATTGTGTGTAGAAACCATAGACATTTGGAAGCAAAATAGAATTAGATATTATTCTCCTGTATTCCATAATCCTAAAAGTCCTATAAAGAAATTGCCTTGGGCTTTGCCTGTATCTTCAATGGGCGGGTTTGATGATTCTGGTCTAAATTGGGTGCCCCCAGCAGGATCAACAGTATGTCTTTTGTTTGAAAACGGTAACAGATCGAGTGCCTACTATGTTGGAACCACATGGCAAAGAAATAGAGGCCCAGCAGGAGAACACAATTGGGGTATCAACATCCCTGAATACTACCGAATCTGGGAGGGACACCGAAAAGGTTACATGGTTGGACCAGATGATGAATCTCAGGTATTTCCGCCGTGGAACACAGAAAGCTACAACGGTTTCGATTTAACATCAATTTTGGACTTTGCAGACAAACCCGAAGTTCAAAAAATCATCACATATCCAAACATTTACGGATTCAAAACACCAGAAAAACACATGATAAAAATGGTGGATGGTGATCCCAAATGTAACCGGAGATGGAAGCGTTTTGAAATTATGTCCGGTTGCGGCAACTGGATCATGATGAAAGACGATCATTTGCATTATGCCGGTCAGTGGTCACACCCAGAATGCGGTGTGCCAGACGATGATGTAAGTTGTGTAGAAGATGTAAGCGAAGCACCGGAACCAGATCGTGCAAAAGGTGGATTGAACTTTGGAGAAACCGGAGATGATGTAGGAGCGGGATCGAGTACAGAGGAAGTTATTGCTTTAATTGACGAGGAAGCAAAAACACGAGATATTGATCCCGATGAAGGAAAGAAGAAAGAAGATACAGAGTGCGAAGGAACAGTAAGCAATAGTAAAATTATTGGTGGTCATCCAAGAACTGGTCATCCTAAAACAAAATATTATAAACAGCAGAAGGGTGCAAATCCATATTTCAAGCATAAAAATGAATGTCGTCCTTACAAGGGTCCGGGCACACCACAGAACAATAAATGTGATTTGCCGCAATCTGGCATTCAATTTATGTCCATATCTGGCCATACATTTGTAATGGACGATTCAGTAGAAGAACCAAACGGGAACCCAGAGTGGGAACGCAGCATGCGGTCTTTCGACTTTGGTTGCAACAATCACTACGTTGGCAGATCGTATTGGAAGTCGGCAACTGGTCATACCATAGAAATGAGTGACGTAGAAAGTCCGCAAGGAAAGAAAGACACCATGCAATTGCGTGGCAAAGAGAATTATATTCGTTTGAAGACTGCGACTGGCAACTTTTTTGAGATGAATGATCATACCGAGAGTTTAGAAGGGTGTCCTGGGTGCCCACCAAATATTGCCGGTGAAAAACGTGGATTCACAATGCGTTCAACTAGCAATCACTCATTTGAAATGATTGATTGGACTAATGAACAATGTTCTCCATGCCGTCGAGAAATCGAGGGCGCACCGCCAGAAGATTTCCAGCCGGTATCGAAGGCCAAGAAGGCTTTTGTGAAGATTAGAACTGGTTATGGATTGGAAATATTGATGAAAGATGAGGCTTCTCAAGAAGAAACACAACGTCAACACATTCAAATTTTCTGTCCTCAATATGATAATAAAGAACGTGGGCCACACATTCACCGTTATCAAGAAGCCCCAAGTGGCCCCGGATTAGTATTTTTGCGAGTTGGTGGAAACTATGTGGCAATGACTTATGACAATCACATCACTGTGGTTGGAGACTTTGAAAAGAACCCATCTAATCTAATTGAATTGGTCAGTAAGGTTAATTTTGTTTACACCAAAGATGTTTACATAAATGTAAGCGATCAATTGCATTTGTTCTACAATCCCAATGTTATTTTGTTATTGGCGGGCGAAGAGTGTGGGGGTGGGAATGGCAATAATGGATGCGATTGCGGCGGATCTAATCCTTGTGTTGGGCCAATTTTGGTTTACGATACATGTAATAATGTGGTTAGATTGAGTAGCAAAGTAATTGGCAGCTATTCGCAGAACGATTCTTGTTGCACGCTGGTTCCGTTTATCATCGGCAAGAAGTGTCCGCACTGTGATTAATGGGGAACGAGAGTTCGTCAATCCCTAAAGGAAAAATATGGCACTTAAATATCCCGGTATACCCTATCCAATTACGAAGAATCCTAGAGGATTCTTCTTTATACAAGACGGAATAAATCAAGTGAAGGCAGACATGCTGATTCTCTTGTTAACCAATCCTGGCGAAAGAGTTATGTTGCCTACTTACGGCACTCCACTGAGAAAGTTAATGTTTGAGCCAAATGATCCAAAATTGATTATTGAAGCAAAAAACATGATCGCTCGCTCGCTTAAATTGTGGGAGCCAAGGGTGGCAATCACCCAAATTGATGTCAAAAATGGCTTAGATAAGTATTCTAGGCCGTTGGACGAAGACGGAACTGACTCGGATGCGGTTTTACTAATTAGAATATTGTTTGTGGATCGTGCAAAAATTGACCAAGTAAACGAATTGAAACTAGAAGTTCCAGTAGCCAGCTAATGGAGGAAAAATGAGTAGTAGTGGATGCCCTTTTGATATTCAGCCATACGCAAAATCTGAAATAATCAAAAAGCCAAATATATTCAATTTAAACTACACAAATCAAGACTTCTGGTCTATGAAGGCCAGATTGATTGAATTCACCAAACAAAAATACGAAAAAGAGTTTGGCGACTTCGTAGAATCTTCGTTGGCTATTATGTTGATTGAGAATTGGGCATTTGTGGCGGATACTCTGTCTTTTAAGATGGACCAAATAGCCAATGAAATCTTCATAGATACGGTCACAGAAATAGACAACGCCTTCCGTTTGTCTAAACTCATAGGATTCGCCCCGCAACCCCCAATTGCTGCAAAATCGTTGTGGACAGCCTCCCTAAACAACCCAATTTTGACTGACGTGGTAATTACCACTCCATTCATCATAGAGGCAAATGGTGGCAACGAAAGAATCTCAATGGAATTGTTTGCAGCCGATGCCGACAACAACCCTTTATTTGATGACAACATAATCATACCGGCAAATTCAATAGTAAATGCCAGTTTGATAGGACTAGAAGGAAGAACCAGAACACAAGAATTTGATGGAACAGGAGCGGCAGGGCAATCCTTTACGCTAAAATATCAGCCCGTCATATATGATTCTGTGAGAGTCGATGTGGATGGAGTAAGATGGGAACAAGTAGAATACTTTACAGATTCTCAACCCAGAAGAGAATACCGAATCGAGTATGATTCCAATTATTCTGCTTTCATTGTATTTGGCAACCACCGAGCAGGACTTATTCCATCTATTGGGTCGAAGATTAGAGTAACTTATAGAAGTGGCGGCGGTAGCCGTGGCAACTTGGTGAGCAATGCTGTTAATACAGAAACGATCATAACAGTGCCGGGACTTGATTATTCCGTCCCTGTTTTTTTCAGTAATTACACCAAAGCACAATTTGGATACGATGGCGATACCATTGAAGATATACGCAGAAAGCTACCAGCTTGGATTCGCACTCAAGATCGTGCGGTAACTGGCCTAGATTACAAAACTCTGACGGACCAATTTGGCACTGCTTATCAAGGACAGATTGGCAAGTCTGTTGCTGTATTAAGGAACTATGGCTGTGCTGCAAATATAGTAGACATTTACGTTTTGGCCAGAAAAGATCAAGATTCTCTGGAAGAAGCTGGGGATCAACTAAAGGTAGAGTTGGAGAGCTACTTAGAAGAAAGAAAGATGATGACAGATCATATCTGTATCAAAAATGGAACAATAATTTTAGTAGACATTCAAATTGATGTTGTAATTGACAGGTTCTACAGAAAGTTTGAAGAAGAAATAAGGATTAAGCTCGAAAGAAGACTTGCTGATTTGTTTGCTTTGCCAAATTGGGAATATGGACAGTCTCTCAAAGACAGCGAAATAGTAAAGGCTTTTTCTGACATAAAAGAAGTCAAAGAATACAACATCAACTTCGTGACCGACAACGAAGAAAACGGCGGAATCATAGTTACCACCAAATACTATGAAATAATCAGACCGGATGCAATGGAAATAAATTTCGTATACGAGTGACATATGAATAAAACAACATATCAAATAATTTTAGGAAGCATGTTGGGAGATGGTGGGATCACCAAAAACGATCCTGCTTGTAAAAACTATTGTTTCAAAGAATATGTTGTTTGGAAAACCAAAATGTTGTCTGAATTAGGGGCTAAATGTTATACACAAAAAAGACCAGAATTATTCACGGCAACTAGGCCAATTTATACTAGAATCAGAAAAGAAATGTATGGCATTCAAAATCACAAAAATAAAATTATGAAAAGTCACAAAAATATTGATTTATTTGGTTTGTTAATTTGGTATCTTGACGACGGTACTTGGCAACAGGGACAATTAAGCATTAAGTGCGAATCGTTTCCAAAAAATGATTTGAGCAATCTTATTTCATTGATAAACAAAAAATATCAATTATCTTTGGTTGTATATGATTATGAATATACAAGAATGATAGCATTTAGAAAAGCCAGTGCTAAAAAAGTTCTACCTAAATGGCATGATCTTTTTAAAAAACATGATATTCCCTCAACCATGAAATATAAATTAACGGGGGAAAAATGGCCGTATTAAATGCAACAGAAAATCCATCTGCAACAGATGATATAATATTTGATCTAACAACCTTGGATGCGAATGGTTGCTTAGTCGATCCATACAAAGTGGATCGGTTAGTCATTTATTATGTAGAAAGAGATTTTTCTAGCAACAACCTCAGCGAATACAGAGAAGATTTTTACATAACTGAAAAGATGAAGGCGGCTATGGAAGCAGAAGCTCTAGCCTGTGCCGATCCTTCACAAGAAAACATAGAAGCAGCCCAAAGAGCCAGATTGGACGCAGAGGCTTCCAAAACCAGTTCGCCATTCTACTTCAATGACGCAAAGCCCGCTCATATTGTCGGGAACAAAGAATTCCCAGCATGGCTGTCTTCGGATGAAGAAAATTCATTCCTAGAGCATGTCACAGAAGATGAAGATGCAAATCCGCTAGTTGGCAACTTCAAATATACTTGGCAACCAGTCGGGATGCGAGAAGGCGATTACTTCATTTGTTGGACTTGGACGCCACTTCCTGCCGGTGAATCCTATTCTCAACACTTTAAGTTTTACTTGAAGGGTGCCACGGAAGTTACCACAACTATTCCTACGCATCAAACTCCCCCAAAAAAATACGAAACGCTGTTAGAAAGATACACACCCGAAGTATTCAAAATGCTTTTGTGTGATGGTGATCGTACACCTGATGTAATTGATAAACTAAACAAATCGGTCGCAGATGGTTTTACCGTTTTAGAAAATCTTGCGAATCAAATAATTGATCTTTATGATGGCAATGTCCTAGATGAATCTCTTTTGCCATATCTTTCCAACACGCTCGGTTTAAAACTAAAGTCTTATGACCCAACACGTTGGAGAAAACAAATCAAACGTGCCGTTCCTTTGTATAAAAGAAAAGGAACGAGAGGCGGCATAGTTGAAGGATTAGATCAAGCTGGCATTAAACTCGTTGAATATACCCCTTTGTGGCAAGTGATTTCTGCCTATACTTGGCAAGAAATATTCAAATACGATGGAGAAACCAGTTGGACTTTGGCCAAGGTAGCTTTGCCCATAGATGTAGATAATTTCCAACTATCAATAAGAGCAGAAGGCGAGGAAGATTACACAGAGATTTCTTCAGACTATGTTTCCTTTTCTACCGTAGATGGCGTTACAACCATGACTTGGGAGGGCAGTTCTCTTTCGACAAACCCGGTGGATTTGATTGAAGGCGACATAATTAAAGTTTTGTATAAGTACAATGAAATCCCAAGTCCAGTAATACAAACAATAGAAGACTATGTGAGAGCATTGCCACTGGCAGATCAAAGTGATGAAGTGGATCAGGATTATCCTCTCAAAAACATGAACGTGCGATTGATTGCAGAAAACGATCCATTATTTGATGTAATCATACCACAAAAACATCCATATCATGACGATATTATCTTCGGCAAGGTAAGAACCGAATTTCCTTATTCAGAAAACATTTACAACATGGAAGAATACAACGGTAGTATTCGGAATTCCAAAGACCCATGTGATATTGATAAAGATTTCCTCGATCCATGCTTTGCGTGTCTTAGCAGCAAGTACAATGTGGATTTAGAAATAGAAGAATTGACTAATGATAGAATTTACGAGGCGATTCAGATACTAACTGAACATATGCCATTTCATGCTGTGTTGCAAAACTTAAACATCTACGGCGGCTTCCACGAATTCATGGAACAACCGGAAGAAGTAATCGAAGGTTTTGTAAGATATTCTGCCCAAGACGATGTAATCGCTGGGTCGGGCCAAATGTGGTTTAATCGAGCCATGAAAAGAGGCACTACAACCGCCGCTATTTTGAGAAATCAACTAGCAACGGCCAATCCGGTTGCAAGCGGGGCGGGCATTGCTTTCAACGACAAGATCGTAATTTTCTGCGGCGATATAAACTTTGAAAATCTTGGGATGGCAACAAATGGTAGTGCTGTACTAGAAATTCTCTCGTCATCTTTGGCTGGAAAATACAGAATAGACAACCCAAACAAAAACACAGCACAAGTATCTCAAGGCAGTATTTCTGGGGTCAACGACAGTAGTATTTCGGAGCCAATAACAGAAACCAACTCTTCATTTGAAAATCAAGTGTTGAGCGACAGAGCCTTTACTTTCAGAATATCTAACCAAGTAGAATTCGACACCCCGTTTGGAGCCGTGTTCGTCTATCAAGACAATATTCAGGAAGTCACAGATTCAAACCTAGACTACCAGATTCTGAACATTAAAACCCAATGGGATGTAGCCCAAGGCACTGCAAGCGCCCCGTGGCAAATGTCCATTCCAGCTTATTCTGGCACTCCTTATGACATTAAGGATATTTTGCCAAATGGAGCAATAGTGCTAGACGACTCCGCTCACACACTACCGCTCACCAATGCCACTGGTGTAATTTACACGTTATTGGATGAGATTGGCAATGTGAAGGGGTCTAGTACGACGGGCTTTTTAAGAATTACTTCACGTGGCAGAACCGTAGCTACAGGCACCGACATCCAAGATATGTTCAACTTACAAGAAGTTGAATATTATCAACTAATAAGCAATACTCAATACAAAGTAATCGGTTTAGTTCCCGACACAGACGACGAATTTTATATTTCGGGTTATACTGGTGGAGATGTAGGTCCGATCACCTTAACTGTTTGGCAGCGAGTTACCGAAAATCAAATCGGCTATTTGAGCCACAATGGTTTAAAACTAGATACTTCTCCAACAAACCACGAGACGGGATTGCCGGTTTCCAACGGGGGAAATTCGGTCGTACCTACTCCTTTAGAGAACAATACGTTTAAGCAAAACTATTTGATCGACATAGATGATAACATTTATTTTATGGCAGAAATTAACGGATCACTTATAACGCTTGAGGGACCAGATAAGTATTGGGAAACGTGGCAGGGTGGTGGAACCCTGGTAAGCTACGATATTTATCAATATGAAAAAACAGAAGATGTGACTATTCCTGGCCAACAATTTGACCTCCATGATTATACATTTAGAATAATAGACAGAAGAGGCGGCGAAATAATCACCAATACAACTACCACGTCAATGATGGCTTTATCCGTAGGAGCAGGCGACGATAATGTAATCAATTATGTGCAACAGGGCGAAGGAATTTCTTTTAACATAGAATATTTGAACGGCTCCACCGAACAAGGGGAAATATGAACACAGAAGAACCAGTAAAAGTAAGCGGCTATGTGACCGTCAATATTGAACACAAGGATGGCCGACAAGAAACGATAGAGTTTAAGAATACCATTCTCCGCAAGGGGCGTGAAGCACTGGCCAAAAGTCTTGCCAACGATTTGGGCGACACTTACCAATTTTACGTCAGCCGAATGCTGTTTGGCGACGGCGGCACAGCAGGAGGTTCTGTAAAATACGTTGATACCGCCAGAAATGGTTTGTTTGGCATTACTCGTGCGAGCAAATCAGTCATTGCTCAAGTTGATCCGAACATACCAAGCCAAGTCGTCTTTACGGCAGTGCTTGGTTTTTCTGACGCAAATGGCTATGCCATTAACGAGATGGCACTACAAATGTCGAACGACGACTTGTACAGCATGGCCACATTCTTAGATTTAAACAAAACAGACCAAATGCAAATAACTTGGAATTGGAGAATTTCATTTGTATGAAAAAAATCGAAGTTGTTTCTGAATATAGCGAAGAATTCAACAAAGACATTAACGTACTTGAAGTCGATGGAGAAATCTTTGATTGGGGACTGGACTCTGCTTCTTGGGCCGAAGCAAAAAAAGTTATTTCACACCACCCAGAATTGGCAGAGACTGTTACTACATCAATAGTTAATCATTTTTGTGAGTGTTTTGGTGAATTTGTAGGGCGAGACATAACTCTTGAAGAAGTAAGCGAAGCAATAAAAAGAGGCTATATCGAATGATAATATTTGAAGAAGACGATGATCGTTTTTGCATAGCTCCATCTACTGTGAATTTAGCGGGCAATGGGCTTTTCGCAAAGAAAGCCATAAAAAAGAATGAGTGGCTCGAAATTACGGGTGTTTTGGTGAACAGAGAATCTGTTGCAGATCAATGCACCTATTACGCCAATGCATACAAGTTCGCCGCTGATGTAAAAAGAAAAGGCGACAAGGTAGATATAGGCCAATTCCTGATCGTGCCTCTAGGGTATGCTGGAATCGTCAATCATACCGAGGATAAAAAGAAACAAAATGTAGAAATCCGCTACCTAGATGACAAATATACAAAAAAGAGCTTACATGCAGACAAAGCTGTATATTGGTTTTTGAAAGACGTAGCTGAGGGCGAAGAAGTGTTAGGACACTATGGAGAAGGCTGGGAGAAAGTCTTCAATTGGGTTCACGAAACTCACGATAATGCCAAAGCAGACATAAAAGATTGGGAGAAGTTCCTCCACTATAACCTTTACAATTTGGGAGATTTAATCAAATGAGTAATTACTGGCTAGACAGAAAAAAGCAAAAAGAACAAGCAGAGATGCTGCCGACTTTCACTATTTCGATCTGGGATTTTGAGAGTGCATTGGCCGAAGAAATCAAGAAGTCATGCGAGCCAATTTATGTTACTTCCAATTGCCCGGCAGAATTGTTTAAGGCTCTTGGAAACACAATTACTTCCGATCAAATCAAAATCGCCATTGATTTGAACCCCTGTCCATACGATGCGCCGGAAGCTCAATATAATGAAAAAGGTTGGGAATTAGATTTGTAATCAGTGGCCGTATATAAATCACTATTATGGCACTAATTTCATTCAAAGAGTGGCGGGGCAAAGACAGAAACGACCAAAATCACGGTAAATCCGGTTTTGTGGGAGGAAATCCCCGCTTTGGCAAGCAAAACAAGCAAACCTATTCTGGTGATTCCAGAAAGCGTCGTTCTGTTATGAAGCAACAAGACCGCAAAACTAATTTCGGTCAAAAAGAGGAGTAATGCCTGATCTATCCAAACTTCCAGTTCCAAAATACGATCCATTGCATCCATATCATTGGGAATATGACAATGTTCCCATTGAAGTGCTGGCATTACGGGATCAATTGATAAATGGGGAACTGGAAAATCATGCCGAAATATTGCGAGACGCAGCGGGGAACCAAGGCACCCTAGACAACCGGCTCAACCAATCTTTGGAACAAAATGGTTCTCTCAAGGCTTCCGCAATAGATGAAGCTGCCCACAATATTGCAGAGCATAGCGATGGCAGCAAGACAGTAGATGTATCGGAACTGGATTATTATAATGACACCTTAAACTATCCAAATGTAATAAATCCAGTTCCATTTGTACGAATGCTTGAGGCTGAGCGGGCAAAACTTGCTCTAATTGCCTCAGAAGCTACAAACATCAGGTTCGAGGTAGAAGCTCTTTCTAATACATTGATAATAGAAGAAGGTAAAATATACCTTGGAGCGTCCGAAGGCATTCAATGGGACGTAACGGCACCAGTTCCGCCCTCAAATGCAGTAACGATTAAGCCAGTTTTAACAATCCCAATTGAATTCGCACACAGACATTATTACGACCTAGAGCCTATTACAACCGACTATGTTAATTACAAGGTAACTTCGGTTAATACCCCCTATATCGAAGATAGTCTTCGAGTTTACATTAACGGCGTAAAGCTAACCACAGATGCTTATGTGTACGTTCCCGGCAATCTAATGACAGAAGAGTGGACATTGAACAGTTTTACGCCAGATCATACTGCCGGAACATTTGAACTCAACACGACAATTACTCCTGATGATATAATTAGAATAGATTTCAACGTGGCTCTAACATAAGCGAGATTGAATTGTATACGTCCAAAAATATCAATTTTGGGTTTATAGTCCTGAACCCAGAATCGAATCCTTCTTTGCTAAGAAATACGGTTAATTCGATACGGGGCAAACACGATGTGCCAATCATTTCTGTGGCCGAAAAATCAATAAAGACCCAGCCTTTTAAGGAAATGAATGAAATTTGTCCGACCTGCAAAGGCAAAGAAACTTACACTTCGCTGATAAATGCTGGCATGAAAAATCCGCCAGCGGATTGGAATTTCATTGTAATAGCTGGGACTTACATCAGACACAGATTGGACAATAAATATTCAATGTTTATTGAAAACGAAAAGGATATTCTTTTTCCAATTGTTGGCAAGAAATATGACTTCGTTGAAGCAACCATTAATGGACTTTTACTCCACAAGAATTGCCTCAAAGAAATTGGCAAGATGGCGGAAATTGGCCCCTATGAAATTTGTAAACTAATGTGGGCTTCAGAAGCCATCGAAAAAGGCTACAAATTCAAGGCTATTTTGGGTGCGAAACTCTGTTAGCCAAAGCCAGACGATTTTTGCGGTTTTGCTCGATATGTCTCCGCACCAGAACCCACTCTTTGCTGAGTTCTTTTTCGCCAGAATTCAATTTCTTTAGCATCTCGATTACTTCTTCGATGCTCTCGAAAACATTGATGGGCTGGTCGCCTTCAAAATCCAATAAATCGAACAACCAGTTCGGCAAGTTCGCCAAGCCTCCGTCGCAAACAAAAAACGTTGGCTTATGTTGCATCTCGCCAAAATAAACTTCGTTGCTGGTGCCCCATTGTGGGACTCTTGGATCAACAACGACTACAAGAAAATCGGAGTAATCGACATATCGCAAATCATAACGTCGATATTCACCGACGTATTTCGAAAGCTCTTTCCATCTCTTTTCTTGCTTGAGCTTGGCTTGATATCCTTTGTCTTCGCCTCCTATTTTCTGGTCTTCGCCCGGCTTATTTGTGGGGTCAATCAGATCAATGTCCAGACCGGCCTCATAGATAAGGCGGGTGAATTTTCTTCTCCACTCGACACCATGATCCGCAACGTATTCCATTGCGCCACTAAGATACCCTAATGCACAATCTAGCTTGCCCATAAATTGCTCCATTTTACGAAAAAAAATACTCTGTTAAGTTTAACCATAAAGGAGAAGATATGTCAATAGATAAAACAAATGAAATTACGGAAGACAAATTGGAAGTAGTCGCTCCAAATATCATAGAAGATATGGCTAAAATCCTCAAAAATAAGGTCATAGATCGGCACAGTTACTTCCAAATGAAGTATTTCATCATCCATAAAGAGCCTACCACGCAAGCCAAGCTCTGGCAATGTCTAAGAGAAATAAAAACCCGTTTTGAAACCCTCGAAGCGGCTGCTCTCGAAATAGAAGAGGGAAAAGATAATCTTGAATTGATAAATATCAAGATAGATAAATTGAGCAAAAAAATTGAGAAATACGAACAAAATGAGGAAACCACAAAAAGAGAACTGGAAATTGATTTGAGAAAGTTGGGGCGGAAGAAAATTGCCGCCTTTAGAAACATGCAAAAACTACAAGACAAAAAGAAATCCCTTGAAGAAGAAGCCAGATTTTTTGTGGAAACCTTCAATGGGCTAGTTCAAAATGAACCGCTCAAGCCATTTGATGACTTCGATTCTCAATGCGAATATTGGGGAGAAAGACTTCAAAGTAAATTAAACCTAAAGATGATAACACAAGGAACACTAGATGCCGAGTTAATCGAAACGATTTTGGCTCTGCCGGATAGAATTCCCGTCAAAGAACATACACTTAAATCTTTGGAGTTCAGAAACCAAAAAATGCAAATGCTTTTAAATCAATCAGCAACATCGAAGGAGTAAAATGCCAAGAAATTCGTCTTTAGATATTGGATATACGACTGGCGACTTATCTGTATTCCCAGAAGCAAGGGACAACAAAAACACATTATATGAAGTAAGAAACAACGCAGAAACAAAGTTGAAACAGACGCTTTCATATAACGGAAAATACATCATTGTTGAAGATAATTCCGGTTTTCCACCTAGAGGTTTACTGCGTGTTGGCCCACCGGCTGGAAAACCCGGCGCTGCTGAGTTGATTTATTACGACTCCAAAACTACTGGATTGTTCCGAAACTTAATTCGGGGATTTGCGGGTTCTCGACAAAATCCTTGGCCAGTAGGAAGTTGGGTCACAAACGCTGTAATGGCAGAGCATCACAATGCAATTAAAGATGCCGTTATCCAAATAGAAAGAGATTTGGGGGTAGAAGACAGACCTATTGAAACCTCGTTAAATGGTATTCTCAAAACACAAGAAACAAGGTTCTTGGCTCCAAAAGCCATATTTCGTGCCCATCGAATCGATGGTCCGCCGCCATTTCAAGTTCGCTTTCAAAACTTTAGTACCGGGCCTCTTGTGCGTTATTTGTGGGATTTTGGAGACGGAACTACTTCGGTAGAGAAAAACCCCATCCACACATACCAAACAGAAGGCGTTTACTCTGTTCAGTTAAACGTAATTACTTCTTTAGGTGCCCAAGGAATTACTTACAAAAAGAACTATATCACTGTAGACGAAGCGTCTAGGCCACCCTTTTTCTATGTGTTACCCTATCAAGGATACTCAAGGGAAACCGCTGAAAATTTGAGTATCGAACCGACGAAGTTTAACTTTGTGGATCAGACCGATGGAGACGTTATTCAAAGATATTGGA